GCCTAGCCTGGTTTCGTCGGTACTGTTTCCTGCGAATGCTCCAGGCGCAAACAGGGTTTAAGTCCATGCAGATTAAGCGGAGGAAGTCATGAACTGGTGTAAGACGCATCCTACCTACAGCGCGAAGCGTGAGCCGAATAGCATTTGCGGAGCATGCTGGCGTTTGTATTTCTACAAGAATCCTGAAGCGAAAGAAGTGCTGAAGCGCACGTATCAAGAGGCGGCGGAACTCGGAACACCCCTAGACTAACTAGCTAGCTGGTGCTACACTGCGGAGTCATATGTCAGATCAGAAGTCAAGTCCACCTCGCCGGAAGCTCACGCCCAAGCAAGAACTCTTCATCATTGAATATGCGAAGGATTTCAACGCGACCCAAGCGGCGATTCGAGCGGGGTACACTGGGAAGTGTATTAATCGCACCGCTAGTCAATTACTAGCGAAGACTAGACATATCATCGAGCAGCGTCAGCAAGTGGTCCAACGAGCAGCGGGCGCGGTGGAAGAATCGAAGAAGCCTCCGGTCAGCGCGATTGCCACGCTGGAGCAATCCTTACGCATGGTGACGGCCCTGGCGTTTCATGATCCACGCACACTCTACAACGAATGGGGCCAACGAAAAGATATGTCGAAACTCACGAGGCGGCAAGCCTTGTGCGTCGTGGATGTTGGGGCCGAGACGGATATGTATCGGACCGTCGATCGGGCGCCCTATCTCAACATGCTCCTCAAGTGGCATCGAGCCTTTCCAGGGAGTAAGGACGCGCCTCCACCGCCTCCCGGTCCAGCCTTCAATGCCGCGAACTGGGACGAGAAGGATTGGGAAGCGTTCAAGCGGTTGTATCAGAAGTCGCAACGATCCAACACGGTGATCGATGGTCAGCCAAGCGGAACTTGAAACCGCACTGCGGTCCATGACCCAAGCGGGCATTGACCGGGAAGACGTGCGCCGGTACGGGTTGAAGCGGTTCACCGAACTCGCCTGGCCGGTCCTCGAACCGACGACGCCGTTCATTCCGAATTGGCATCTGGACGTGATGGCCGAACATTTGGAAGCGGTCTATCGCTGTGAGATCAACGACTTGTTGATTAACATGCCTCCGAGGCATTCAAAAAGCCTCATGGTTGCCGTGTTCTATCCGGCTTGGGTCTGGACGTTCGATCCATCGATTAAATGGTTGTATTCGTCGTATGCGCAATCGCTATCGATTCGAGATTCTGTGAAGACGCGCCGGCTACTCTTGTCCTCCCTGTATCGGGAGCGGTGGGGGCATGTGTTTCAGATGACTGGGGATCAATCGGAGAAAATCAAATTCGAGAATGACAAGACTGGCTACCGCATGGCCACATCGGTCGGTGGCTCCAATACGGGAGAAGGCGCTGATGTGCTCGTCGTGGACGACGCGCATAATGTGGAGGAGCGCGAGTCCGATGTCATGCGGGAAGGGGTCCTCGATTGGTGGTACAACGTGATGTCTACTCGTGTGAATAACCCGAAGAAGCGTCGGCGTATTGTCATTATGCAGCGTGTCCATGAACAGGACTTGGCCGGGAGTCTCTTAGAGCAAGGCGGCTGGACGCATCTGAATCTGCCGGCTGAGTACGAGGGCGGAAAGTGCATTGTGACGGGGTGCGTGTTTCATTGGGACAAGGACCCCAGGAAGGTCGAAGGGGAATTGCTCTGGCCTGCTCGATTTGGGGCCGCTGAAGTGCAACAGTTAAAGAAAGATTTAGGCGAACAAGGGGCAGCCTCTCAGCTACAACAGCGTCCAGCACCAGCGGAGGGCGGGATTCTCAAGCGGCATTGGTGGCGGTATTGGTGTCATCCTGGGCAGGAGGAGTCATTGCCTCCGGTTCGGGTGAAGCTGGCGGACGGATCGTACAAAGAGATCAAGCCAGTCCCCTTGCCGTATGTGTTCGATAAGGAATCACAGAGTTGGGACATGACTTTTAAGGACTTGTCGGCCAATGATTACGTGGTGGGGCAACAATGGGGGAAGAAGGGGACGGATGCCTATCTGCTCGACCAAGTGCGCGGGCAAATGGACTTTACGACCACGTTGGAGGCTGTCCGAGCGTTCAACCGCACCTGGAAGCGCCCGAGTGAAAAGGTGATCGAAGATGCGGCCAACGGGCCTGCGGTGCTGTCGGTCCTCAAGCAGGAGATCTCAGGCCTTCGAGCGCAGCCGGTGGGGAAGGCCGGGAAGGAAGCCAGGGCGGCGGCCTATTCGCATTTGGCGAGTGCGGGGAATGTGTATCTCCCGCATCCCGCGATCGCGCCATGGGTCAATGCCTTCATCGATGAGTGTGCCACGTTCCCGAACGCGAGTCATGACGATCAAGTGGATACCTGGAGCCAAGCTATGGATGTTCTCTATGCCGTCGATGATCCGGGCGTGTCCATCACGCCTCAATACGCCGCGAAATGGCATCAAGCCTCGAAAGGGCTGGAACCGGTGCAAGGGTGCCCGTCGTTTCGCTTCTGGTTTCAGGGCGTCTATCCGTGTTGCATCGTAGGGCAAACGCTATCGAGTGGCCGGATCATCTTGATTGATTGCGTGTTGGGGGAGCAATCGACCACGATCGAGCAGTTGATTGACCAGAAAGTGATACCGTTGCTCAACGCCGACTATCGCGGCTGTACCGAGTGGCGTGACATCACGAACCACGGGCCGCTGCATGCGAAGAGTGAGCCGACTGAGCACCACATCGACAACATCATTCGGGCGAAGCTCGACGGGACGCCAGAGCCGGGAGAAGTGGACTTCTTCACGCGCCTGAACGGAATTGTGGGAGTTCTGAGTCAGACCGGGCGGCTGACGGTGAACCCGGCGCCAAGTCCTGGCGAAGCAAGACCCTGGATACACGAGGCGTTGTCTGGAGGCTATGCGTATCGCAAGGATCAGAACGGGGTGATCAGTAAAAGCGAGCCGCGCAAGTTTCACCCATTAACGAGCGTGGGCGAGGCAATCGGTCATGGCCTGTCCCGGATCTTTCAGCGTGTGGCGCCACCGAAGGCGAGAGCGAAGCAGGATCAGGACCGTCGCGCTAAACAATATGCGGTCTAAGTCGGGCATCAGCCTGGATGAATTTGAGCCGCGTCAGCCGTATTTACTCGTGCATCCGCATGAACTCGAAGAATATAGGCGCGAGTTCCCTGGCATAGTTGTTCGGACGTTTGAGCGGGTCCCGTATGAGACGGATGCACTGAACCACCAACCCCGCAATCGACACGAACGGCGGGCCGAGAAGAAACTGAAGAGGAGGACTCATGTTTGAGTATACGCTGTTGACCGCATCGAACAGCAGGCAACTTGAGGATGACATCACGCAGTTAGCCGACGACGGCTGGCGCGTGCAGGCGGTGCATCCGCCTACGGGCCTCTTCGGCTCTGCGTCGAAGTGGCATGCGACGATGGAGCGAAATCGTGTACGGCTCCAGTGGAAGCCGTGGCTTGAGAATGATATCGTGGGGTATCGGATCTATTGGAGTCTGGAAGGCGCCACGGCTGGCGGGACACTCGCCACGCTCCCACCCAGCGTCACGGCCTATGTGGTCGATCCGACATTCTTCAATTCAGGCTTGACGTATCTGTTGAGCGTCGCCGCCTATGACGTGGCGGGGAATGAGTCGATCAAGACCGTGCTTGCGAGAGTGACGGGCTAGGGCATGTATACGATCCGCAAGACGCGCCAGGAACTCGTTGACCTACGCCGACAAATGGAGGACGTTCGCATGAAGACCGATGAAGCTGGACCCCGTAACGAGCAGACGAACTTAGAGCCACTGTCCCTTAACTTCCTCGTGCCGCCTGGCTTCACGCCGGCGGCCTATCTGATCGTCGCGGTGGACGAGGCGGGCCAGAGCTTTATCAATGCACCGACCGAACAGCCACATGCCTGTTTGTTGCTGGCCCAGAAGGCCATTGATTTTGCCGCGCCGTTGGCGGGGCAATGGATTCAGCAGAAGAAGCTGGCGGAATCAACGATCATTCAGGCGCCGGCGCACTTGGCGAAGGGGCTGATACGGCCGGCATGACCGACCTTGAACAAGCCATTGCGTACGCGCTGGAGCCGATGACGCAACGGGGGCAGATGACGCTGTGCCAGGAGTGCGGATCGGTCAAGAATAGTCTGGAAGCGCACCAGTGCCCAACGTCGGTGGAGATACCGGGGCAAGAGCGGGATGACAAACATCGAGCGCGAAGTTATGCGATTGAGTAACCATGCACATAGGAGGACTCGATGAGTTGGGCTGAGGATATCGCGGCGACGGTGTTACTGGTGGCGGCAGCGTGCTTAGTGGGTCTATTGGATTGGTGTGGGATTGGTGGGAGTCGCGGAAGAAGCCATGACCATGACGACAAAGGAATGGAAGTCTAGAGTCGCGGCCATGGGGTGTATTTTGTGCCGACACTTAGACCTCGGCGAGACGCCAGCCAATTTGCATCATGTCCGTGAAGGGCAAGGACTCGGACAACGGTCGGTCGATTGGCTCGTGGTGCCGGTGTGTAAGGAGCATCACCAGGGGAAGACAGGAATTCACGGCGGCCAGTTTTACCAGCTCTGGAAAATGGACGAGCTGGATTTATTGGCGATGACCATTCGAGAGATGGCATGTACGGGCGCAACGAAGGGATTGTGACGGTTCGATGATTGCTCCTGATACGATCCAATCGCTCATTGTGGCGGCGACGCAGTACCAGCCGATGGAGATATGTGGTCTGATGTTTGATCAGGACCGATTTCTCAGATGCCCGAATGTGGCAGCGGACCAGGAGCATGGTTTTGAAATTGCTCACCAAGACTATTACAATGCCATGCTTATCCACGGCAGCCCCTGGGCCACGGTCCATTCACATCCCAACGGGCCGGCCAATCTCTCAGGGCGTGATTGCCAGCTCTTGGACGCGCTGGAGCTGGTCGAGAATTCGATGAAGATGGTCATTGTGGGGCTAAAGCCGTTGCAGATCCGGATCTACTCGAAAGCCGAGGGGACGTATCAGATAGACTGGAAGTGGGATGTGCGGCCGATGGAGGCGAAAGAGGTGTGGTATGCCACGAATAGCTGAGCCGGGGATTATCACGAACTATGGCGAGCCTGTGCCCTACACACAAGACTTCTCCCTGGGCGAGTGCAAGGAGCGGTTCTTTCAGGCGCTCAAACGGCAAGCCCAGAGTGACGTGCTGGCGATGCGGTGCCTGGTGTGTGCCCGCAATCCGTTTGAGTGTGTGTGTACGGCTCAGGAGATTGACGACTATCTGACCGAGCATCCTGTAACCATTCGGTATCCAGTGAGGTGACGTATGGGGTTTCGCGTCCATGGCAATCAGGATAAAGTGGGGTACGTCTACGCCCCAAACGATAGCCCAGCGATCGGGAGTCTCGGGACGTTGGTCGTCAATGTGGGGGCCACGGTCACATTGCCGTCTCACGTCAATGCGAACGATGTCGTGCAAGACCCGGTGTTTCTCTCGCCTGATCGGACGCGGGCCAAACGGTGGCGCTATAAACATGGGGTTGGATTTACAGCACAAATATTGCATTATTCCTATGGCAACACCGAATATGTCCTGATGACCACGCCGAACGGGTCCTTGTACGCCTACGGACTAGGCGATGACGGCAATTTCTATATCGAACCATTTACCAGTGGGGTGCCGGTCAATCGTGAGGTCGTCATGACGCTCATGCATAAAGGCTCGCTGGTGTTTGTGGCCGACAATCGACAACCCACGCCGAGGAAGGGGGATGTATGAGGAACCTGATAGGCGTTCTCTGCGTAGTCTGTGTGTGCTGCGCCTCGGTCATGCAGGAGTGTGTGACAGCAAAATGAACGGCTTCATGCTGCCTGAGAAGTACATGAAGCGCGTCGTACAGGAGTTTGCCTCGGTGCCGAAGCTGCAAGGTAAGCTCATTTTGACATTTGAGATTAGTTGTGGTACTGGTGGAACTATTAATGCGTTCAAAGTCAAGCGATTCACGGAAGATGAGGAACGATGAAGAAAAAGAGCGGCACGAAACCAAAATACTAAGCTAGCCTAATCCAGTCATTTTGTACTTGGAACGGCCTCTTGGGTTTCCTTCGGGGAACCTGGGAGGCCGTTTTTGCGTTTATGGGCCTACAAGCACGGAGTCCTGATGACCAAAGAAGCCTACATCGTCGCCAACGGCCTTGATCCTCGGACCAGCTACCCCCGCTGCGACTTTTGCGCCAAGAAAGACGCGGACGGCTCACGGCTTCACGGCACGGTCCAGCTCGGGCGCTGGTGGGCGCATGCAGACTGCGCGGCCAACCCCGAGAACCGAGCGTTGCTGTCGGTGCAGCTTCCGCTCCTGAACTATTCGAGCCTTCGCGGACAACGCACGAACTTCGGGCGGGTCATCGCGATGAAGCACAAGATTGCGCGCTGGGCGCATACGCGGCTGGCGACCTTGCGGCACGTCGCGGCGATTCGCGGGGCCGATCTGATGCATGAAACGCAGACAGAGTACCTCTGATGGCCAATATACGGAATGAGTTAGGCCGACATCGGTGGGTCGAAGGCTATACGGAGATTCGGGCGTTGAAGGACTCCAAGCGCGAAGTGGTGAAGTGCCGGAACTGCGCCAAGGTCTGGTACGCCAACCAGAGCGATTCGCCTCCGGTGACGGGGTGTATCAGTGACATTGACCTAGGCCGGATGGGCCAAGCGATGCAAGCCGATCAGCTTGAGCGGGATTTTCGAGGCGGGCTCTACCAGAGGTAACGCATGGGATTCGGGGTCTCTGACGCAGAACTCTATGCCGCGATCGAAGAGATGCGGGGTCTGCCTGACGAGGAGTTCTCGGAACTCTTCGAGGAGGAAACCGAACAGCTTGCCGATGGGCATTTGGTGGAGTACGCCGAGGAATGCGTGCGCCATACCGAAGCCGTCGAAAAGGACCGGATCAAGCTCGACGAACAGCTGTGGGACGCGCACGAGTCGAAGATGCGCGAGCTGCAATTAAAGGACGACTGGCAAGCCAAGATCACCACGAACGAACCGTTTCAGACCGTCATTCAAGCCAAGATGCTCGTGCGCAAGGCCATTGTGGATCGGCCCGACTGGATCAACGCGACCACGGAGCTCGACAACGACCAGATGGCGCTGGCGAAGGCGGACTTCTGGCAGGACAGCCTGCGCTGGTGGGGGAAGCGGGCGAAACTGACCCATGTGTTCCCCGACATGACCGAAATGGCGTTTGCGATCGGGACATCCATGTGGATCAAGGCCCTCTGGTCTACGAACCCCGATGGGACCGAAGGCTTGAAGCTCGTCAAAGGGGAGCCGTGGAAGGTGCGGCGCGATCCTGATGCCATGTCTAGAGAACCCCAAAGCGGCCTCTACTGTGTTCATCAAGATTGGGTCGATTATCACGTCCTGATCGAAGGCGAGAAGGCCGGCTACTACGAGAACGTCCGGAACGCCTTGCACGATAAGGGCGATGAAGGAACGTGGAACCGAGCCAAAGAACGCCGACAACGGGGCCTCGTCGATCATTCGAATCGCTTTCGTCCGCAGATCTTCGTGCGAGAGTTCTGGGGCGGGGTGCTGGACCATAACGGCGAAATGGTCATGCCGAAGGTCCGGTTTACCGTGGCGAATCGTACCGTGATTGCCCGGCCCAAGCCGGTGAAGTACCCCAAGATCAAGTGGCCGATCCATCAATTCTCGGCCCTGCCGCATCTCCGCAACTTCCATGGGTATTCGCTGATCGAAGGCATGCTCAAGATGTGGAAGTTCCGGAATAACCTCCTCAGTATGACGGCGGACAAGCTCTCGTTCATCCTGAACGGCGCCTATGAAGTCGATGAAGCGAAGCTCTTGAATCCTGCCGACAAAGAACTCTACCCCGGCTGTACGAAACCGACGAAGAACGGCCAGAAGGGCGCCTACAGCCTCATTCCGACCGATGCCAACTTTCTGCCGGTCTTTGAGCAAATGATGGCCGTCTCGGGGAACCTCTTTCAGAACGGCGTGTTTGTGACCGAACTCCTCAAGGGCGAGACGGGTGAGCGCAAGGACATCACCAAAGGCGAGGTGATGATTAAGACGCAGCAGGCGATGGGGGTGTTCGAGGGGATCGGGCGTGATGTGGAGTACGGCGGCGAGCAAGGGATTGAAATGATTCAAGACGTGCTCACGACCTATTGGGACCCTGGCGACTCGCCTAGCTACATCCAGGTGTTGGGCCAGAAGCATGCCCGGATGATCGAGCAAATCATGATGATGACGCCGGAGCAGCGCATGCAGGCGATGCAGTTCGATACGGATGTGGAAATCCGTGGCGTCTCGGTGCTCTTTGCGAAGTCGGAATTGGTCGATCGGCTCATCAATATGGTGAAGATCACCGACAGCCCGCGCTTTGCGCAGTACACCAAGGACGATGTGTTGATTCGCAAGATTGCCGACACGTTCGATGCCAGTGACGCGATTCGCAGTGAAGACGAAATGAAGCTGATCCAACAGCAACAGCTAGCGATGCAGCGAGAGCAATGGAGGCAGCAAGCACTCATGATGCAGGAACAGGGCGTCCAAGGTGGGCCGATGCCGGAACAGGGTGCTCCGGCTCCAGGGGGTGGACTACCTGAACAACCAATGCCCGCAATGGGAGGCGTATGACCGACAACATCCAAGAGAAGCGTGACGTGATTGAGCTGCAAGCGTCCCTGCTGGACGAGACCACGAAGGCCGCGTTGGTGCGGATGTTTGAAAAGCGACTGGTGGGATACCTCTTTGACGTGCTCAACCCAGAGAAGAGCGATGGCGAGGCGTTGGCGAGCCGATTTAAGGCCATAGGGATCGTTGAGACCCTGCAAGACCTCGGGGTGTCGTTACAGCATCTCATGGACGCGCCAGTACGGAAAGCCATCAATCGTGATGTTCGGCGCACCCTGCATGATTCACAACCCTGGAGCTAGGGGCTCCAAGAAAGGAGGTCCGCGATGGCCTACGAGAAGCATGACCCGAAAATGATGGAGGCGATGAAGGCTCCCTCACTGAACTCCAAGGGCGGACACGATCCCATGGTGCCGCGCAAGGAGAAGCATTCCGTGAAAGATAAAGGCTTCTTTAACAAGAAGAAAGCCAAAGGCGACTGTTAATCACTTTTTACCCGTGGATTGCTCACGAGTAAGTGAGCCGCTTCTACGTGGAACATGAGGATGGAATGGACAAGCTGTTAGCCAAAATAGGGTGGGCCGCTGAGGGTTTCCAGCCCCATGCCCGCCTGTTGAGCCTCGATCGGGACGATCCGCAAGGGTCCGCTGCCGTTGAGGACGAGGACATACTCGACGAGAAGACCGACATAGTTGACCAGGACGATCGGCTGGAGAACGACGACCTGGACGACGCGCCTGTTCGGGGCCGCCGCACGGACAAGTCCGCCCAAGCGTATGACGCGCTGAAGTCCGAGCGGGACCGATTGAAAGCGGACACTGAGAAGAAGGACCGACTCATTGAGGAATTCAACGCCAGACTGCTCCGCATGGAGCAGGGGCAGCAGACACGGGAAAGCCGGGAAGATGTCAATCGTCGAGCGGATGAGGAGCAACAGCTTATCCAATCGCGGGCGAAGCGTCTCGTGGACAAGGTGCAAGCCATTCGGGCGGATGATCCGGAGCGCGGGCAAAAGATCTATACCGCCATGGAGGAGCACAACGAGGAGATTCGCCGGGAAGAACGCGCCCTCTTGCGGCAGGAGATTGATCAACGCTCTAGCCAGGCGGTGGAACAACGGCTGAGCGATAACGATGCCCGCGAACAGGCGCGTGTGGTGACGGTGGAGGAATTGGAGCGGCAAGGGCTCGACGAGGAGTGTTTTGACCTCGTGCAAGCCCTGGCGATTGCCAAACGCAACACCGACCCGACGTGGTTTCGGCGGGTAAACCCAGACGAGCAAATCCCCGAGCTGGTGAAGACCCTCAAGGAGCGGTTGATGAAAAGCAAACGCGGCAGCCAGGAGTACCGAGACGAGAAGCGGCGGCATCGTGAAGACCAAGACGGCGTGTTAGGCGAGACCGCAGCGACCAAGCGGCGATCAGTCCGTGACGAGGACGAGGGGGACGGTGACGGCCCTGGGTCCATGTTGGCGGATCTGAGCCGGTGGAAGCAGGGGTTACGCCGGGACACGAGCCGGATGTTGGGGCGCGAAAACCGACGTTGAAGACTAACTAACGAGTTAGTGACTCGTCCTGACCTGGCCGTTTACACACGGAGGACATCATGAATTTTCAGTGGTCAGGGAGCATTACAAGCGGCGTCTCGCGCAACCATGCGCTGAGTTCGGAGCTGCGCTTTGCCAGCATTGCGGAAACGCTGGTGCTGCAATTCGCACGGCCTGAACCCGGCTTTGGGGCGCATATGGGCGAGTCGGTCACGATTCAACGGGTGCGCAACATTGCGGAGCCGACTTCAGCGGTGTTGAGCCAGTCCGGCAAGATCCCGATCGATCAAATGGCGATGTCTACACGATCGATCACCGTGACGGAGTTTGGCCGAGGGGTAGGCTACACCCGGCTGGTGCAGCTCCTCAACAAGTTCGATCCCGAGAACGCGATTCAGAAGTCGCTCAAGAAGCAGATGAAGCTCACGCTTGATACCGTCAGCGGGACGGCGATTAAGAACGGGCAGATTCGCTTTGGTCCTACGTCGGCGCAGGGCGGCACGTTCACAACCGATGCGGGCGTGACCTCCGTGACCGGCACCAACAACATGACGGTGGCCCACGTCAAGATCATCCGCGACTACATGCGGAAGACCTTGCACGTCGATCCGTACCAGGGGCAGGCGTACATGGTCCTCGCCTCCACGAAAGCCTGCCGGGGCGTCAAAGATGACCCCGAGTTTCATTCCTGGCGGCAGTATCTCCGGCCTGGCGAAGTGTTCCACAACGCCGAAATCGGAGAAATCGAAAAGTGCCGGTTCATCGAAATCGATCACGACAACGTGCTCACCGAGCGCGGGACCGGATCGGCCGTGGGTGAAGCGGTGTTCTTCGGTGATGACATCTTGGCCTTGGCTGAGGTGGAAGCGCCGGAATTGCTCGCGGGAATCCCTGGGGACTTCGGCAGACAAAGGGCCGTGGCCTGGTTCGGGGTGTTAGGCTTCGCAAATGTGTGGGGAGACAGCGCAAATGATGGCGAGTCGCGTTCCGTTTACTTTACTTCTTCATAGTTTAGCGTGTAAATGCAAGTGACGTATAGGATTTGACAATCATGATGGTAACAAGCATAATACCTCCAAAATTCACAGGGGGGTGGTCATGGTTGTCAAACCTTGCGAGCACTGCGGTCAGGAGTTTGATGCGGAATCTGTCTATGAGAAAGACAGGCGGCGAGGAAAGCTTAAGCGGTTCTGCTCTAGGCGATGTCGGAACTTATCGCGTCCGAAATTGCCGGAGAAAACGCCTGAGTATTTCCAGCGTCCTTGCGGTGTGTGCGGCGTCATCTTTGATGCGACTCCAAGTCAACCAAAGTATGAGCCGCCTCGCAAGTATTGCCGATCATGCGTGCGGGAAGGACGAAAGAAAACGCTTCAAAGCTACCATGCGCATTGCAAATCAGAACTGGTTTGCAAGACGTGCGGGAAGTCTTTCGTTCTCGCAAAGCGCCTTATTCGATCGGGTAAGCACAGTGGGCAGTACTGCTCCAGTGAGTGTGTCTACGCTGATCGAAAAGGTAAGAGCAAGCCGTTCAATCCTCCAGCTGAGGAAGGGACTCGAACGGTTAATGCTCAGGGATACATCATGCTCAAAGTTGGAACGAGATGGGCACGTGAACATCGTCACGTTATGGAGATGTTCATGGGCCGACCTCTTCATGCCTGGGAGTCCGTCCATCACAAAGACGGCAACCGCGCAAACAACGATCCGTCCAACTTGGAACTGTGGATCAAAACCCAGCCGTCAGGCATTCGCCTGGCGGATGTGGCCGATGTCTATGGGGCTGAGTTGGTGGCCGCACGACTCCGCATTCGAGAACTCGAACTTCAACTTTCACATCGTCCGACCTAAGCTCCTCGCCTCTTTCGGGGTGAGCCAGGTCGGGCTCATTCCGAAGGAGGCATCATGATTCGCTACAATTTCAACCGATACTGGAACATCGTGAAAAGGACGATGTTCGGCAAGCTCGTGCAGCGGGAGTGTGATCTCCCGTTGGCACTCGATATTCACCGGGGCGTGCAGTGGGCGCCGTCCATGGCCGAAGCCTTGGGC